AGGACTGCATCATTGTTTACAAGAAAAAATCCAAGAAGGAGATATTCGGATGATAGAGTGCGACAAGGACTGTTTTGCAAACATGAACGGAAAGTGCCTCGCTCTTGAATCCGGCTATGACGATAAGCCATGCCCGTTTCAAAAAAGCATATCCCGCTTAATGGAGCTATATGTGCAAGACAGCGATTTCCATAAATATGTATATGATTATGCAAAGAGTAAAGGGATGTTCGTTAATTATGCCCTTATTGAAAAGCCAGTAATTAGATATGCCAACCAGATCATGCGAAGAAATTGACAATCAAAAAGTTTTGGAAATCCTATTCAGTTCAGGCTTAAGCGCAAGTGTCGCAATAGCTTCGTGTCCGTTATGGATAAAAGAAGAGGATAAAACCGAATGGGAGATAGATAAATACAGCTATTCGAGAGGTTTGGAATTTCACTATCGTTTTAAAAACAAAGAGGAAATGCCAAAGGGATTAAGGATATATCCTCAGTTTGAATGGGAAAACTTTGGTATGGCGAGAACTCTTGATGGCTTTTTTCCGCGTCCACACAAAGTATTAACGGGATATTATGTCGAAGGAATATACGATGAAACCCCTGAAAAAGACAACCGATCAGAGAAAAATGTTAGCGATGAAACGGGAATGCCATTGGAAGCAATAATGAAAATAATATGGGAGTGATAACCGCCAGTTATCGCTCCTTTATTGAATATTGATAATCCTTATAGCACAATGTAAATGAGCCAATAGGACATTTCCTGTTGCTCCTCTCAACAAAGGTGGTAGGACAGGCACTGCCACCATAACGCAGCGTAGAGCAGTCCGGTAGCTCGTCTGGTTCATACCCAGAAGGTCGCAAGTTCGAATCTTGCCGCTGCTATTTTATATAAGGGGTTGCTATGGGGAAAAGAAATGTGTATTGCCCTGTCTGTGAGAAATATGGACGAAAGAAACTACTCTTCCAGACTGAGGAAAATACCACAGGAAAAATAATCATCAGGTGCAGGGGGTGTAAGGAAGATGTGGTTTTAAATCTCTCACCGCCGAAAATATATGTAACGCCGATGGAGATATCCCCACAAAAAGTCGTTGAAGAAATAACAATACATAAAAGAATAATTCGAGAGCCAATGAGCCGAGAGTAATACGATAACGTATCTCTCGGCTTTTGCTATATGAGGATGGCGAAATGATTCTTAATTCCGGTCAGTTAGAGCCTACTCTTGGTCGTATTCAGATCATGACCGATGAGAAGGAAATAACCAAGGACAATATCATATCGGTAGTGACTCGGGCATATGAAGATCACCAAAAGAATGTACTGGATGAAATCTTTCTGATGAACTACGAAAAGGGCAAACAACCTATCCTCAACCGCGAGAAGAAAATCAGATCGGATATTAACTTTACACTCGTTGAGAACAGGGCGGCGGAGATAGTTGATATGCACGCCGGATATTGTTTCTCCAATCCGATCACCCTTGTACAGAGAGCAAAAGTAGAACCTGGCAAGGATGTAAAAGAAGAGAAGAAAGACGAAGGCAAAGATGATAAGAGCATAGCACTTTTAAATAAAGCGTTCGTGGAACAGGCAAAAGGCACTAAGGATATGGAACTTGCGAGAAACCTGTTCATTTGCGGTATTGGATATCAGATGATCCTGCCAATGAGGGAGAATCTTAAGAAAAAAAAGTATGCCCCATTCGAGATGCTTGTGCCAAATCCGCTTACAACTTTCGTCGTGAAAACAAATGATGCTTATAGAGATACTGTACTTGGATGCACATATTCTAAGTGCAAGGACGGATCCGTAAGGCTGACTGCATACTCGGACAAATGGTGTTATCAACTTGAACAGGGCATTAAGCAGGGCGAAGGTTTTAGGCTTAGAGAGGATATCAAACCCAATGTTTTAGGCATGATTCCGATTATAGAGTTTGCCCTTAATGACAGGATGGGCGTGTTTGAAAAAGCAATCCCCGTCCTCGATGCAATAAACCTTATCGACAGTGACCGCATCAACGACATTATGCAGCACGTACAGTCTCTTTTGTGGATGCATAACTGTTCTGTTGATGATGACGGAAAGAAACAGCTGGTAGACGGCGACGGCGTAATAATGACCAAATCAAGCGGCGACGGCAGGGAGGCGAAAATAACTTACCTTAACCAGACGCTTAATGAGACGGAGGTACAGAAACTTGTCGATCATCTTTTGGAAACTCTTGAACAGATAACTGCAACACCGTCATGGAAAGAAGCATCTGGCGGCTCTACTACGGGAGCAATGCAATTATCTAATGGATGGCAATGCCTGGAAATATCCGCCAAGACAATAGAGCAGTTATTTATTGAGCCGGAACTTAAGCTGATTGAGGTTGCTATTGAAATAATCAAGGCGGATAAGCGGCCATATGACGGACTTAAGGATATCGAGATTGCAGATATCGAAGTGAGATTCTGCCGGACCAAGACATATGATCTTGTATCCAAAACAAATGCCCTTGTGTCTCTCATCAATGCAGGCGTAGATGGACTGACGGCATTCAACACGGTAGGACTGTTTACGGATTCAGAGCAGGCATGGTTGGATAGCGCGAAAATCATCAACGGAATACAAAAGAAACTTGTTTCGACGGAAGAGAAAAAAGAAGATAAATCAGAAACCGGAAACGTGATCTTAAATGCTGATGCATTCACAGATAAAGACGGTAAGGGCGGTAAAGATAACAAGAAGAAAGATGAGACTGAGAAATCATTTCAGCCGTCAAAAGTGAGCGGCGTTGTTGATTGAGGAGGTAGACAGCATGGTAACTAACTATGGGGCATATTCGACCGAAGAGCCTATGAGCTTTTTCTGTTTATCAACAGACACAAAACCCATCGGAACATACGGGAATACAGCTATTCCAAATGCGTCAGCCTTATTGGAAATGGATACAGGAAAAACTTTCCTGTACGATGCACAAAATGAAATTTGGCTTGAACAGTAGGGAGGGGTGTCGATATGCGTAAATCAATATTCGATATTATCACATACTCTTTCGCCAAGCGTTATACCGATACTCATGGCGGTGGTTCGGGTGGCACAAGTGACTACTCTCAGCTGAGTCATAAACCATCAATAAATGGCGTGACTTTAGAAGGAAACAAGTCATCCAGTGATTTAGGTATTAACCCGATCAAGGGTGTTTATGACAATGAAAACTTAATTATAAGTTAGGGATAAAAGGAGGGAAAAGAAATGCCGAACAACGCAGTTATATCTTCACTTACCGTTCCGGTTCTTGTGAGCGGTGAAATTCAGAACGTCACCTTTGATCTTAAGGATGCGTATGCGCGCGAACGTCTGACTGAATTAGGCAGCGCACTCTATTGGATAGGTGTTACTACCACAGAACTCACAGACGGCGGCACAACCAACCCCATTACTGTCAATGGCGAGAGCGTAACAGCGGAAGTTGGCGGTATGGCGCAGTATGACGGAACCGAATATGTATGGAGCGGATCAGCGTGGCAGGAGATTGGTCATGCAAACTTTGGAGCACTTGCATTTAAGTCGAGCGCACAGGGCAGCATAACTCCCACCGGTGATGTATCTGTAAGCATAGGCGATGATGCCGCTACCGGTACTGTAAACAGTATAACGGATGTAGGCACACTTCCGTCATGTTCCGTATCGGGAGAGGTTCTTACCTTTAATGCAGGTACTCTTCCTACCAAGGGAGCAGATCAGACGGTTGTAACAGCTACAGGTACTATTTCAGCTACCTTTACCGGAACAGAGGCCACGGTAACCGTAGAGTAGTGAAGAATAAGCGGAGCAAAGAGGTTACTGCGACCTCTCGCTCCTTACCTTCATAGGAGATCGAAGTTATGGCAGATATAAGCAAAATAAGCCCCGATGGCGGCACTACCGAATACAACTTAAAAGACTCTTCGGCGCGAAATAGTATTAGCACCATAGAGGAAAAGATACCTTCTGCGGCTTCGTCAAGTAATAAATTGGTTGATCAGGCTTCATTAGGTACGGCGGCGTCAAAGAATGTTGGCACAGCAAATGGTGTGGCAGAACTTGATTCGAGCGGCAAAGTCCCGAGTTCGCAACTCCCGAGTTATGTAGATGATGTGGTCGATGGTTATTACAAGCAGGCCGACGGCAAATTCTACAAAGAAAGTTCCTACACAACTGAAATACAGGGCGAAAGCGACAAGATATATATTTCTGTAGATACTGATATTCAATATAGATGGACGGGATCATCATTCGCAGCTCTGGGTGGTGCTTTACAATTAGGCGAAACATCATCAACAGCATATCGCGGTGATAGAGGTAAAGCAGCTTACGATCATGCAACAGCCAAAGGCTCAGCGTTTGCGAGCGGATTATACAAGATAACCACAAATGCTGAAGGACATATTACAGCGGCAGCGGCAGTCGAAAAAACAGATATTACAGCGCTTGGAATACCGGCGCAGGATACAGTTTATGACGATACGGATGTTAGGAGGCTTATATCTGGATTGGATAGTGAGATAGGCGATCTCTCACAACTACAGTCAGAGGATAAATCCAACGTCGTAAATGCTCTTAATGAGGTCATTGAGGGAAGCGGAGATATAGGAGAGTTTTCGGGATCCCAGACGATCCTTGATTCGAGTGGTAATGAAATACTGGACTCTTCGAGCGTTCGCATTCTTGATACTGAAAAGGGTGTAAACGGGCTTGTTACAACCGTAAGCAATATAGTTGCATGGTTCAAGTCAAGCTTAAGCCACTTATTGCAGGACTCAGGATACACGATGACTAAAGAATTATACGAGATTTTAAATTCATAAGGAGGATACAATGGGTAAAATCGTAGACTACAGCGAAATATCTGTACTTAACTCAGGGAGCGTATTGCTCGCAGATGGTACAGGCGGCACAAAA